TACTCCTCAATATAAAGTAAATCAAAATCAATCGTTAAGAGATGAGCTCTAGCCTCTCCTAACTCGTTAGTAATGTCTTGTAGCAACGCCGGATTAACAGCCAAGCTAATGATACCCGTATTAGAACTATTATAATCGGGTTGCTTTAAACTCTCAATTAAAAGAGACGTGTCTTCTATTGTTATTCGATCTGTATAACCAGAGTCTTTTGAGATTCCATAAAAAACCCTCAAAGATAAGTTAACTCTTTTTCTAGTCGAAATACCTAACATTCCGTCATCTTGCGGCAATCCGACCGGGGCTATATCAAAAGACCTAATAGAATAATAGTTTTGTTCAATTAGTTGAGTTAAGCCGCTACCATCTCTCATTCTTGTAAACCCGCTATGAGAATCGGTCTTAGGTGTTAAAGTCTCAATTCGATCTATTAAAAGATCTAAACTTTCTCTAATTCCTTTGCTCATTTGCTTAGATTCCTTTTCATATCAATGGCGGCCGCTTTTACTATAATGTCTACGTCTTTAGAAGTTAAGCCTAAAAACTCCCTTTTTTGATTAACATAATAGCCGTAAGGTCTACCTTGAGAAGCGAGCCCAATTTTATAAGAGTATTGGCCAGCTTCTAAGACTTGAATACTATTCATTAAGACGCCGCTTAGGGTCAAGTCAACCTCGGCGGTTTTAATACCGCCTAGTCTAGAGCGTTGCTTGTATTCTTTATAGCCCCCCACAAAGTACATACTTTTGCCCGTTCTAGATACCCGCCCGCCCTTGGGTTTTAATCGGGCCCCTTTTGTAGCTACATAAATAGCTTTAGTAGAATATTTTTTAAAGGGGGTACCCTTCGCATCTATCCCCCTCATAGTACGCCGCTTAATTAATGCTATAGAGTTTAAAGCGTGTACTTGGTTATTTTGTGCCGTCCAGATAGGAGGAAATCTTAAACGGGGTTGTACTGATATTGTTACAGACATAGGGGCCTTTCTAAATAGGAAGTCACTTCCTATTTAAAATCTCATACCTCGTTTGATTTTAAAAGTGTCTTCATATTCTGTTGGTTGACGGCTTGCGAAATTACCCCTTAAATCACTCTTAACGCCGCTTACTCGCTGATCTAATTCACCCTCTTCTATTATCCCGTCTTTATCTCTGTCTAAAGAAACGCATCTCATAGCTAAATTATATAACTCGATAGCCCGATTTCTTAGAGCCGCCGCCTCTTCAAATCTATTTTGACCCTCTAGAATAATAGCCGCTGTTAAGTAAGCATGAGTATTAGAAAAGGTTTCAGCGTTAAATACTTCATCCTCTGTTAAACTCTGATGTAACAAACTATCTCTAATCATTAAGACTAGATCTAATTTAGCTCTTTTAATTTGAGGTCTAAAATCACGTTGACGCCGTGGGATATTATCAGCGAATTGGGGAAAGAGGCGTACTAGATCATCATGGTCTAAGCCAGTGTCAAAAGGACGGGGGCATACTTTAAGATAATCTTTAGCTATACGCTCTCTAGAAGAGCCGCCCGTATTCTCATCATATGCGATTGAATAGGCGTAAGTACCCGCCGTTCCTGTTATGTCAGTAGGAATAACTTTAGACCACGTTGAGAACTCTAGACTAGCGTTAGAGCTTAGGTCAACTTCGCGCGGTAAAGTATCGGCTAAAATCGCCACGGTACCCGCTACTCTTACGACTTGTACATTAAATATCTGATCATTAGCAGTTATTAAAAAAGCTTGGCCTTCATCATCTTTTAAGCCGGCTACTTGATTGTCTATAGTTAATGTACGGCGATCATTAGAGATTGCCGTAACATTAGCACTTGATCGGCCTTGAGTTAGATCATAAGTGTAAGTACTCGATAATGTCTTTACTGTTATAGCCGGTGTACCTGAGATCGGGTAAGGGCTATTCCATTGTAAAAAGTAAGATTGATTTAATACAGCTTTTCTCATTTCTTCGCCCCGCTATTAGCTTCTTTAATGTCTGCTTTAGTAGCCCTTTTCATTTCGGCCGCTTGTACTAAGCCTTGACTTACGGGGCTAAAAGAATGTCTACAGTTATAACCCCCGCCGCTCCTAAGAGCCGAGCCGAGGCCGCTTTTATTATTAAGTTGGTTGATCTGGGTTTTAGATAAAACTTTATCAACTAAAGGAATACAAAACTTTCTCGTTAAGCCATCTAATGGCCCTGAGTAATAAAACAAGTTTAAACCGGCTACTTCGCCAGCATCGGCGGTAGCTTGACGACCCATGATACCGAGCTGTGTTCTAACTTCGGTTAACTGCCGACCGGTTGACCTGTTTAATTGTTGAGATAAAGAATCTATAGTAGATCCTATATCATCAGAATAGACAAGATTGTTTAGAGCGAATCTAAGCGCTTTATTAGTATCGGGTATAATCACATCTTCAAATACCGCCTTGATAGTACGGTTTTGTATACTTGTTATACTCGGTAACCGATCTAGTTTAAAAGTAGGATCTGATTCTCTGATCACACTTAAGACCGATTCTAATATTTTACTTTGAGAGTTAGAGAAGCCTTCTAAAGCAACGCCTAAGCCGTTCTCTAGAATAAAGCTCGCTAACTCTTCTCTTGATATGTCTAACAAAGCAGGGCTAACGCCCGTAAAATAAGCCCGCTCAAGGGCGTCTATTAAAGCTTGGTTAGCAATGCTTAAAGACCTTCTCATAGAAGAGACCGCCATAGCCTCGGCTTTTAGCTGATCTCTTCTAGCTCTTATTAGTCCTTTTAAACTTTTAGGAGCTCGCTTAACTTGCGCGGTTAAATCGGCTATCGCTAATTGATCGCCGCTCTCTTTTTCGCTTAATGATTGATGAGACCCGCCGCAAGTTAAACATATCATCTTTAGTTTACTACAGTCTTTAACAAGTAACCGAAAGATGGCTTAATAACTTTATTGACATATTCATGCTCTACCCACACGTTACGCCGTACTAAATCTTGGCTATCGTATTGGCCAGATTTCATACCTTGTACTTCTACAGAAAGAACGGCGGCGGGGCTTGTCTTTACGGATCCACTGTTACCCACAATAGCGCCATCAGGTGATTTAAGTACACCTAAGAACAAACTATTAGAAGTCCAAATATCGGCAGTGGTTTGAGTCTGACCTGGGTTAGCTGAATTATTGCGAGCCCGTCCTACTTTAACGTCAGCAAATCCAAATACATCTTTAATGATTCGGATAACTTCGCTTTGAGGTAAAATACGGTTTCCACTTGCGAGCCCTTCGGCGGTTGAGCCTAGGAAGCCTCGGATTTCTGGGTTACGTTGCAACGCTAAAAAGCAATCATAACCCATGACTAAAGTTTGCATACTTGCGGACATACCATAAGCATTTTTTCGGATTGTATCCGAAAGAGCTAAAAGATCTACAAGGGGCTCGGCTCCGGCTACATCCCACTTAGTACCGTTAGCATCGGTATTAACAGCGGTGTTAAAGTCAGCTAGAGTATTCTCGTAGCCAGTCCAATTAGAGGCACTAAACAAAGTACTAGCCGCCTCTTTTTCTTTATCGATCATCAAGGAACGTGTGATCTTTTTGATTTCACGTTGTAAGAGATCGATCGGGTATTGATTATCGTCTAAGTCTTCAAAAGCAATAGACGCCTCAATACCTCGGATTAATGTACGGTATGTAGTTTGATCAAAATCAAAAGAGCCTTGCCGCACACGTGACGCCCCGGGTTGACGCTTTAGGTCTAAAGACGTGCCCATATATTGATTATTGTTTTCAAGTAAAATGGTACCGCTTCGCATTGACTTCGGTACATTTACAGTTTCAAAAAGATCTTGATGAATTAATTGAGCGTCTAACTGGCTAGCGGCTTCGCTAGCGAAAGAGCTTAAGATCTCGTCTACAGGATGAATATTACTATAAGATTGTGCCATTTTTAAATACTTCCTTTATTAAGCAGATTGAGAAGCGCCACGGAAGTAAACTAGTACTTCGTCACCATCGGCGGCGGTTTCGTTATGAATAAATTGAGCAACGCTATTCTCAGTACCCGCACCATCGGCGAAGGCTACAAGCTTACCGGCTGTAGAAGCCATAAGAAGGCTATGAGTACCGATTGTAATAGCACCGCCAGCGATTGCGAAAGAAGGGCCCGCTAAACAGACTTCTACAAGATCGCCGCTTACTGATGATCTTTGAGCGATTCCCATAGGGATCTCAGTTGGATCTGTACAGACTACTACTTTATTATTAGCGTCAATTTTAACAAGTGCATATTTTGAAATGGTACCGGCCGCTTCAAAAGACTTTAGAAATTGTAATTCTTGATAACTCATTTTTTTATCTCCGAATCATTAAAGAGTTAGCGTTAGGATTCTCACTACTGACGAGTTTCATAGCTTCGCCGAAAGTGATATTATCGGCTTTAGAACGAGCCGTGATTTTTTCATGTAAAGACTGAGATGTTAGAGCCTCTTGACTCTTACCGTGACCCACTTCTTTAAATTGAATAACAGGGGGTAAAGAAGACAAGCGGCCCCAGTGTGTAGAATCTCCATTTACTGAGCAATCATAAGCGTGATTAGCGTAATCAATATCAGCGGGCGTAATTCGACCCTCGTTTAAAAGAGTATTTACAGCGGCCTCACGTTCAATCTTTTGATTCTTTTCTTTAAGAGAAGAGATTTCTTTATTCATCTTTTCTCTCATAGTGTTGAAATCAGATAAAGAGACGTGCTCAGACATAGAATAGTTTTTCTTTTCCATCATTTTTTTCTCTTCATCATCTTTATTCTCTGCCATTTCTTTTTTAGAATCAGATTCCTCTTGAGACTCTGCCATTTCTTTCGATTCATCTTCTTCTTTAAGATCCATTTTAGAATGATCTTCTTTGATCTTTTTTACATCAGCCTCAAGACGTTTTAACATTTCGTCTTTCTGCATAATAAGACTGATCAAGTCGTCAGTCTCCATCGCTTTTAATTCTTCTCTATCCATTTTAAAAAGTCCTTTGGATTCGGAAAGGGTTATTGTATCGATTCGGTCGGCTTGTTGCTGTGGTCTAGGTGTAAGAGTTATAGCTAAAAGCTGACCTAACTTAGAGATTAGGCTACCGCCGTCTCTAGAGAAAACTTCACCGGTTATAAACTCAGGCGATGAATATAAAAGGCCCTCATGTTCTTCTACGATTCGGCGGCCTTTTTCAGTATAGGCGGGTACAGCATAAAGGCCGTCACTACCTACCTCAATCTCTATGATTTTTCCGAGGGCTCCGGAGGCATCGGGTGACTTGTCACCATCGGTAAAAGGAGAGCTGTTATGATTCCAATCGATAATAACCGGATCAGATTCTTTACGCTCGTTAAAGACTCTAGCGAATTCTTCTAAAAGCTCTTTAGAAACTGTAGCTATAATATCGCCGCTTTGACGTGATGAAACGGGGCCAAGGGCTAAGGTTTTAAACTTTTTGCCCACATATAAGCTATCTCGTTTTTCTAGCTCCTCATTAAAAGCTAACGCTTCGCCTAAGATTGTTTCAGTCATATTATTACTTTCATCGGCTTTCTTCATTTGATTAACGATTTTAGCAGCCCATTTTTGACCACTGTCACCGCCCCAAGCCTCCCAAGCCTGACGGCCTTTAGACCAATCATCCCAGTCTTTAGCTTGTTTATCGATCTCATGTCTTGAGAAATACGAGTGCATACGCTTAACAGTATCGGGGCTAAGTCTTTCGCCATTCATTAAATCTCGGGCTCTAGCTATGCCTACCCCGGTCATACCTCTTTTAGAGGGGGGCTTAGTTGCTCTAACCTCTAAGGCTCTTTTAGCCGATTCGGTAGCACCCTTGGGCGGCTTAAAGTCGATATGATCATATTTTTGGGGGGCTAAGACTTCGCTAGTCTTTTCTACTTTTTGAGGATGAGAGGCCGGTAACAAATCTAGATCAGTATTGTATGCTTTCTTGCGCTGGCCAGTGCCTACAAGCTTTAGAAATGCTTTAACTCTAGCTAAAGCCCATTGATCTCTAGAAGAGACTTGCGGCCGATGACTTGTAGAAAAAGCCCCCGCCCCTCTTCTAAAGACCGCCTTTAACATACCTAGGTCAACTTGTTTAGACTTAGCTTTATATCGGTCGTTATGATCATCTCTATAATTCTCTAGAGTCTTAGTGTTTTTATCTGAGATCTTAATACCGCCTCGGGTACCGCTAGCACTTCCTTTAGAGTTTTTATTACTCCCTTGGATTCGATCTTTAGCGGGGGCCGGTGTTTGAGCTTGTGTACGCTTAACCATTTTTCACCCTTCGTTTAATATATTCGGATAAAGCCGAGCCGCCGGTGTTTTGAGAAAGAGACCGATCTATCGAAGTTCTTTCGGCTTCCTCCGGTAAATCGCCCGCCCCTACTCTAGCTCTAATTAAACGCTCTAATTCATTATCAGGTGTAAGTAATGAAGATTGAACTAACAAAGGTAAAGATGAAAGGCTTTCGGCTAAAGCATCTACATCTAAGCCGGTATGTACTAACCGAGGTAATTTAGAGGGGCTAACGTCACCATAGTTAAATTTAATAAGACGGCCGATTGTACCCGCCCCCCGCCGATCTTTTCCACTTACTACACTGGCTACATAATCAGCAATATTTAAAGCCGATCTTCTAAATAAAGACATATGTACTTCACCTACCGCCCTTGATCCGGTGTCACTACCGACTCGGCCGAGCTCTAACATTTGAGCTAGAAAAGCAGTACTAATTTGCTGATCAGCTTCTCTAACTACACTTAAAGCCATATCCGGATTAAAATTAGAAGCGGTGCCCCCGTACGCTTCAAAAGATACGGCGGGGCTCGTAACTAGATAGGCGGCCTCATGTGATGTATAAGCGGCCGCCTGGCTTTCGGCTTCGTCTACAGCTGCGTTAATATCTTCATCGGTCATACCGAGCGATTCGGCTACAGACCGATCAACTTTAACAACCGGTGTAGGACTTGTGAATCGCTCTATGCCAATCATCAATAAACTTAAAGCCCGTTGTTTAGACCGATAGTAAAAATGGCAAGGTCTAAAGAATCCACCATCACCAGCGAAGTTAGAGCCAGTCTGACCAAGCGTTAAAAGAATCATCTTATTAGCCGGAATCGGGGCGGGGTGTAAACCATTAACTCCCCACTGCTGAACACCGTCTAAAGATTGCTCATCTAATGAGATGAATTTATAAATGCTTGTAGGCTCTCTATCTGCATAATGATCTAGCCATACTCTCATTTCTCCGTTCTCATCTCTATCAAGTTTATATATTTCCTCGGCTACTCTAAAGCCGTTTTTTAAGTACTCAAATAAATAATTTAGTTGAGACTCCCATGATAAAGACATTTGACCTACGAAGCCGTCTAATCCGTAACACTCGTTAGCGTATCGAGCGTACTCTATACAGCTTTCACTAGAATCATCGGCCGGTTCAAATCTCCACTTAGCACTTAATAATGTTTGTTTAAGTATGTTAAAAGATCGCCTGATAACAGGATCAGTCCGATACATCTCTAAACAAGTCTCTGCCCATCGGGCCGGATCCGTAAAAGCGGGGTTTTTCTCATAGCCGCTAACGTACCCGTTATTTAATTGGGTACCTGTTATTCCTCTAGTAATAAACGAGGGGTTATGAGCTTTATAGTGTTTAGAGACTTTTCTTTTCATGTTATCCTCTAAGTGTTTGTGTATATTATATAGAACATATAATAAAAATCATAACACTTTTTTTAAACAATGGTAAACCCCCGCTTTTACTCACCTCGGATAAAAGCGGGGGGTTAACACAAACACACTAATTATAAATATGATAAAACCTAATAAATTACAATCTGATTTACTTAAAGCTTACCTTGATCAAAATATTATAGCCGTGGTAGCTGGCTGGGGTAGCGGTAAAACTACCGCTATGGCTATGGCTATAATTTCTCACGCTATAGCTCATCCTCAAGGAGCTAGCTTATATATTACCGATTCGGCCCCCCGTTATAGAACAGTTGTACATCCTAGCTTAATGGAATGGACTGAAATATTAACGGGCTCTACTTGGGCTTATAATTCTTTAGAAAATAAGTGGACGGCCCCCAATGGTCACGTAATCTGGTGCCGTTCTTATTTTAGACCCGGTACCCGTACGGCCGATCAAAATAGTTTAGAAGGTATAGATTGCGGCTTCGCTTGTGTAGACGAAGCTCAAACAATGACCGAAGAAGTAATACATAAAGCCCTCGGCCGGATTCGATCGGCTGAAAAAATCGGCCCTCGGTTAATTGTTTGCGGCTTGCCTACTTGGGGGGCTTTTTGGGTAAAGATTGCAGAGGAAACCGGCGGGGCGGTTATCAGAGCTACATCCTTTGTTAATCAATCTAATCTTTCTAAAGAGTGGTTTGATATGGCTAAACGTACATTGCCGGCCGATGAATACGAAGCGATGATTAACAATAAACCCAAGCCGCCCGCCGGTCTAGCGGTCTCTACTTTTGACCCTACTAAACACGTTTTAAGTCAGTGGGAATATAAACCCGAGTTCTCTAGTTATCTCGCTATAGACTGGGGTTTTAGAAAGCCCGCCGTTTTAGTTATTACACATGATGATAATTTAAACGCCGATGTTATACAGCTAGAATTTACACCTACCGAAATAACTATTAGTAATCTAGCTAAACTTTTACTTAAGAAGGTATGGCCCCGAGCTCATCAGGATAAAGCACCTCATCAGGATTTTATATGGATTGACGGAGCTAGCGGCGATAAAGCGGGGGCGGCCCGTTCTGATCAAACCGCTATTAGTGCATTTAGAACAATGGGTAGAGCCGAGCCGCCTAACGGTCTAGGTATGCCGATTCGATATACTACCGACCCGATTAGAGTAGATGTGTTAAACGGACTAAGTAGGCTTAGAGATGTATTCGAAAGAGGTCAACTTTACTTAACTAAAGATCTATGGGATACGGGGTTAAGTAGCTCTTCTCATTCAATCGCTAGAGGCTTAACGACTTACGCCCTTGATAGGCATGGTAAACCTCAAAAGAATGATTTAGAGCATTGTATAGACGCTCTTAGGTATCATGTTATTAATTGGCACTGGCGTGACCGCCCGATTCATACCGCCCGAGTAAATGTACAAAAGAAAAGAGATCGATCTTTAAAGGGCGGGGGTAAGAAGAAGTATTTCTAAATACCTAGTAGGCGGTATGTATCATTAACAGCCTCTTCAATACTTTCTTTTGAGATTCCTTGAAATAAATAGGCGTCACATTCTTGATCATACTTTCTTATTTCAAGATAAGAGAAATCCACTCTATACGGGGGGGTTAGATCTTTATCTATAAAATGGTCTTGTAGGCGGTCTAAGTGCCTGGCTAATTGCTTACCTGAGTAGCTCTTGAGGGTAGCTGATTTTAATCGCTTAGGTACTTTATTAAAGGGTCTAGTGCCGTAGCTTACAAGATACTTATCATTCTTCAAATTATGGTTAAAGTGCTCAATAGCTTCGGTTTTATCAGGTGAGTTAGATAAACAATCAATAAGGGCCTCATAAGAATAAATTAAAACCGTTTCTTCATTCTGATTAAATGTAAACCCAGTGACACAAACATCTAAGTCACAATCTAACTTATATAAAACTAAATCATTCTCTAAAGAGATAGCTTGAGCCTTCTCAATAATTGCCTGAGTGGTCTCTTGAGCTGGTGTCTCTTCTGTGGTCTCTTGAGCTGGTGTCTCTTCTGTGATCTCTTGAGCTGAGGTTTCAATGTATAAATTAGTGTAAAGATCAATAAAGTGGGAATATAAGATACAGTCTAATCTTCTTGCAGAAAAAAGAACATTTTTAAATGCATTCTGATTAAATGTCTTGTGAGTATAAACAACCCCACAATAATTTAAAGAGCTGATCACACCAGAGAGAGAAGCCTTAGAAACCTGTAATAAATCACAAACCTTTACAAACCTCTCACCATAACAATCGAAATCAATGACAGCTTGAATTAAGCCAAATTGTTTAGCAGTAAAAAGATCTCTCCCAAAGATCACAAACTTTTCAGCAAGAGTAAGAGCATCAAATTGATTTAGAGTAAGTTGAGTAGTCATTCTGTTTACCTTTCGGTTAGTGTGTGTTTGTGGTCAACCGTTGACCATGTAAAAGTTATATCTTCTTTTTACTTTTTTGTAAAGTCTTTTTTTACTTTTTTGTAAAT